AAGCAATCATCAATCTAGAGCTTTCTGTGGCTTGCCTTTGTTGTACCGAATTCTCTTAATGTCACGAACAGCTTGAGTATGTTTGTGGTGATAATCCATTTCGTCTTTGGCAATCTGGTACATATTGTCATTGTCATGCGAAAGAGCCGAAACGCTTGTCTTATGTTCTTCTTTAGCGTCTTTGTGTACCAAATAAGTAACCCAAGTCAATGCCAAAGAGATAATACAAAGTGCGGCTGTCGAAACAACCACCATCCATTCAACAAAATGGGATTCATTGACAGCATTCACAGTTTCAGCCAGCATTGAATGCACCCCAATCTAGAAAACTTCTGAATTCTTTTCTCCGAATATCATTGAAATGAGTAAACTTGAAATCAGCCACAGAGCGCAGACGAATATCATCGTTTTTCATCCAAATTAAATTGCTCAGTCAGGTGTTTGACAAGATATTCAGCGTTTTCCTTGTCGATATAGAACCAAACAACGTCATTTTTATCCGATGAAGCACAAATCTCAACCTCACCATCCAAATCGAGATTTCCTACTATGATTTGTGTGCCCCTTACGTAATCATTGAGTTCCATTGTGGCATACCTTTCACTTAGTAAGATTAATTCCCACAAACCATGCAAGTGCGAGCACAACAATTACCGAATACGCGATCAGCATGACAATTCCAATCGTTTTGTAATTGATAATTTCACAGGATGCACATCCGCCACAGGAAGTGCACCCGAGTAACCATCAATTAACGTTTTTGAATTGGACTGTGTATTCCTCACCGGGATCAACAAAGCCAAGAAGATGATGAAGCGCTTCAGAATCCTTTAGCTTATCGGGATCGAATTTCATTTCCCACGTCTCAAGAGAGTTTTTAATTGTTATGACTCGCGTTTCCATTAGTAATCACACCCAACCATTTCATCGACATCAGAAATGTCGAGGTGATTATCTGATTTGTCCCACGCATTCAAGTAAACCTCACCGAATTCAATAAACTTCGGAGCGAATTCCTCGTGGGCAAATTGGAAGTCAAACATTTTACCGAACTGAATGTCGTGAGTGTGTTTGTTTTGGAATACCATTTCTTGATTGTCAATGGTATCGGGAATCAAATACTCTTTGTCAGTTCCTTTGTTAGCGTCGAATAGCCGGAATGCAATGGTCTCGATTTCCATTTCAATTCCCCAATCCAGAGAGAGGACACAGTTCTGACACCTCAATAGTCCCATTAATAGGGCTTTACCGCAACAATATTTCACTAAATGGAGAACACACTTATTTGGAGAGTCAGCAAATGTCTCTCGTGCCCCCCTATGTCCGAATTGTTCCCTAGTCATGCGTCAATTGCCGGCATATGCTACCCATAGTGTTAACATGGCATGGGTACTGTGTTAACACTATACACCTCCTATGTTAACACTATGGATGACATATGCACCCTTGTTCGTAAATAATTAGACATAGGGGCTTCGCCCCGATTATGTCTAATAATTTACTCACGAATTAAAGAAGAAACTCATAAATTATGCAATAAGCGCCCGTGAACGGGCATTGCATTATTTATTCGTTTCTGTGTTTTATTTATATGAAGATTGAGAAATTCATAATTAAGTGAGGAAGTAAGAGACTTAAGAGGTTAGAAGGTTTAAAGGATGAAGTAAGAACCTTAAATACATTTAAGAGCTTTAAAGAGATAAGATGGGTTTAAGAGATTAAAGGTCTATAAGGTACAAAGGTCTATTAAAGACATACAAAGAACTAACGCGTTTTATTTAATAATAAAAAATAATATGGTATGACCTGTCCCATAATTCCACTCGATTCAATCTTATTTCTCCTAAATCGGAAATGTCCAATTAGTCTTTTCTTCATTTAAAACGTTTTAATATCTTGTCCAGAAATTCCAGGCGAATTTATGAGCGGAGTAGCTAAATTCTAACATCCAACCCTTAAATTGAAACTTTGGGACTCCCAACCCCAATAAAAGGAATCCCTTATCTCAGAAAAAGGAATCCCTTATCCAAAATAAATAAAGCCTCTAACTAATAATTAAATCCTTTAACTAACCAAGTAAAACCTTTAATTGAATAAAGAAATAAAATTCTTTAACCAAACAAGTAACAAATAAAACCTTTGAGCAACAAATAAAGCCTTTAACTAGATAAATAAAACCTTTGGAGCAAGCACGCTTGCCTGTGGCTGATTTTCATACTTAATATGTAGGGAATCAAGCTGAGAGCCTCTCAGAGCCTTCAACAGGAGCTACCTAGTGGTGGACACCTGAGAGGCTTGAAAGTGCCTCAGAGAGGCAAGGAAAGGGCTTACCTGGGGGTGGTGGTTTGTGACCATGGATTAGTGGCCTCCTGAGGGTGTGATCTGGGTCACATTCCCTACTTATGGCAAGCATGATGATCTATATTGAAAGTGGGATTAAAGACTCTCAGTAGCACATATGTGAGGATTGGTAGAAACATATGGAAACAGTGGAAACTCCTAATGAATTAACTAACTTCCAGAAGGACATGATTAATCGTTTTAGCTACCATGCACCTAAGAATAAAGAACTAAGCTAAAGCATGAAACAGTTCGTAATCAGTGTTTAAAGCTTACTAGTTATATTGATGCTTTAGTTCCCGATGGACGGGAAAAGCTTTAGCAGTTACTAAGCTCGAAGAGGTTATGATGTGGGCAAATGCAGGAATTGCTAGAAATGGATAAAATCAAACTTAAAATTTATGCAGACCTAGTAGTTGAAGCTTCAGAATTAAAGATGTTACGAGAAACTCTTTGTTTAGCACAAAATAGATTTACTACTAAAGAATCTGGCCATAAAAATAGAATTCAGGAATTAATTTATCAAATCGATAAACATCGTCCCTTAGCTTCTAACGGTAAGCACGGTAGTTTACACACTCCCACTTGTGGATGTGAGGCCTGATGACTAATTCAGAGATTGCTGAGATTTACCAGAATCGAGTTAAAGGTTTTGGCAAGGAAGTTCCTAAGGATTACTATGACCGAGCTTTAGATTTAGCTATCTATTTTAATGAAACAATTCCTGAAGGAAAAGACAGAAGCAAAGCAATTAAAAGATTAGAAAATGCAATGGCAGATGCTTATTTTGCGCGTGATGGAGTAGAGGAGGAGGTAGGTGACAGCTAAAAACCAATATTATGCAGTTCAGAACGCTTTAAAGCCTTTCGAACGAGCTTTGATAGATTACTATGAACTCTGTTGGTTTACCAAAAATTCAGTTCCATCTCCTGAAGAAGTGCTTAACTTTCTAAGGAAATCAAGACCTAACATCAAACTTATTACTATTAATTATTCTCTTGCTAGAAGGCCAGTACGAGCTGCATTAACTAAACGTGGAATTCCTTTTGAGAACTACACTCGTGAGGATTTAACGGCCGAACAACAAGCAGCTGCATTGACTGTAATGAACTTTGCAGATGAACGATCTATTGCAGATAAGCTGGATCAAATTGGCGTTCTGCCTGCTACTTATTACTCTTGGTTAAACGATCCCAAGTTTAAGAATTTTGTTAATCAACTTGCGGAGCAAAACCTCAATAATATCAAGCCGACGGTTGTTGCTGAATTTACTAAGTTGATTAATAAGGGCGACTGGAACGCTCTTAAATACTACATGGACAACACTCGAACTTTAGCAAATGAAGCGCCACAGAGCGAGCAAATGCTAAGGATGATTATTGAGATCATCCAGAGGCACGTTAAAGATCCTCAGGTTATGATGTCTATTGCTCAAGATTTAATTAACGTGACGCAGGTTAAAACTATTGATGCTTCCGTCACTGAGGAATACACTTATGATTCGCCACAGGTAGAGCAGGCTAGGCACGCTCTAGGTTACTAATGGAATTCATTTTATCTGTATTGTTAATGGGTATAGAAGAGAAAGACTTCTTAGTTTATAGGCAATTTAGTGAATGCGTACAGTGTAGGAATTCAATTATTATAGTAGACTACAAATGGACTCCCTGGTTCAGAAAGGAGGGAAATCTGCTATGGTAACAGAAGTTATAGAAGGAGAAGTAGGCAGATCTTTTTTATTTAACAATACAGAATATTGGATTTCTGATAAAACGCTTAATCCTAATTTTGATAGTTATCCGCTAACTAAAAATTTCTTTATGGAAGACTGTAGCGAATTTAAAGGTTACTGGTTAAGTAGCAATACTATTAACTCTAAATCCTTATTTCATGGATTAAGCATTATATAATGGGGATCACATTTACACCCAATATTGCTCTTGCAAAACCTGATGAGGCGGAGTTAGCTAAAGATTGGGCTATTACTCCTGCAAGGGCAGCTGCTAATAATGCTATTATTAATGATAAAACAGATATTAACTTGTTACCATTTGGAGCAACTATTGTAGGAAAAACTTCAAATCCTAGTTTAGGATCCACCGGAGGTATCTCATTTGATTATCAAGAATTTCAAGGATTTGTGTGGGGAACTTTCGTAGTTAAATTTAATGGAACTGGAATTGCAGCTGGCTCAGGTGAATATGGGATTAGTCTTCCTTATGTAGCCGATGCTGCTTTTCATACTGTTGGAACTGCTTTAGATTTCATTCCAGGATTTAACACAGTCATTGGCGAAGGTTATGCTTATGATGCATCTGCAGTTGCTTCTAGTGGAATTTGTGCAGTAGATATTTGTACAGTGGGAGGTGTTTCCTACGCACGATTAGCAGTTCAAGCATTTGCTGGAAAAGTTGCTAGAATTGTTGGAAGTGCTGGGCCCTTCACTGTGGCGGATGGTGATAGATTAGATGGTAGTTTCTTTTACAAACACGTATAGGAGGTGATGTATGGGAACTACAGTTACTCCAAATCTAAGTTTAATTAAACCAGATATTAATGAAAGCATTAAACAAGCATTACCCACTTTCCAAGGCTGGGCTACACAGAATCAAATTAATAGTAATATTATTGATGGATTATTTAGATGCGACAGTGGTGTCATTACTCCTACGTTTGCACCTAGTGGTGGGGGATTAGTTTTAGGCTCGGGTGGTTTTGTACAGTCTAAATATGTACGTATTGCTCCTCGAATGGCACTTAATTTCTTTATTGTGGATTTTGGAACAACAGGCTTCGCGGCAGGTACGGGAACTTATAGGTACACAGCTTTTACTCCTACTATTGATCCCATTTTTAATGGTAGTTTTTCTGCCAATGGGGGCCTGCCTTTAGGTATGGCAACTTATTATGATAGTTCAGCTATTGCAACTTCTAGTGTATTCACGCCGATGTGGGATACTGTAAATAATCGAGTGTTCTTTAGATGCCCAGATGGATCATTTTGGACTGCGACCAACCCTGTGGCTCTTGGACAAAGTGATAGAATTTCAGGATACATTATGTACCCAACTACGGACGCATGATGGTACTCAGTCTAACTGATCCAATAGGATCTAACTTTATTAAAGATTTTCCGGCTCAGAATGCTATTAACTGCGATGCTATTGACGCTTATGCAGGTCCATGTTTAATCAGTAACGCATTGCAAACTTGGACACCAGTATTAACTGCTGATACTACTCAGCCAGTAATTAGTACAGCTAATGGTGGATACATTAAAGGTTATTACTATAAGATTTTTGATAACGTATGGTGTTGGGGAGAATTTAGGTTTGGATCTTCTGGTAATACTTTCGGTGCAGGAGATTATGGTTTTAGCTTACCTTTTCCTATTAATTCAATTACAGCTTTAGGTGCTGGTTTTGGGTTTAATGGAGAATGGCCAGTTTTAGGCCAAGGTGTAATGTGGGATGATAGTGCAGCTAATGGACAACCTTTAACAGTGCACATGAAAACTACTACAACTATTAGTTTTGGTACCCGATTTACTTCTGGTGTTAGTCGAGACGTACATGCTGGCAGTCCAGTTGTTTTTGCTAATAATGATGGAATTACATGGTTTGCAAGATATAAGAGGATCCCATGACTAGTCCTACTCAAAAAGGTGCAGCACCTCCTCCGGTTAGCATTAATATCGGAGATGACGATGCACCTACCTCTGTGGCTGTAAATAAGATTCATGCTAATTCTGATGTAGATTCATCTATTACTGCTCAGCATCACACTTTAGGTATTCAACATAATCAAGGTTCTCCTGGCGACCATAAACATGATGGAAAATCATCTCGTAGAATTGGTACAGGAGTAAATCCTTCTTTTCCTGCAACTGCTGGTGCTACCTACACTCAGGCACAGATTCAAGCTATTATTGATGCTTTGAGATATTTAGGATGGGGAACATAATGCTAAAAGATGCACGTAGATTTAATCGAATCCAATCTGTATTTAAGGAAGATACTACTTTAACTTTTTATACTAAAGATTTAAAATATTCTTTAGCACATGAAAGCTACTGGGTAGATGAAAATAAATTTGCTATGGTTGCTTGGACTTTTCCTAAAAAATTTCCTAGACTTGCTTGGTTCGATTGATGGCTAGTTTTCTTGAGGAACTTGCAGCTGGGCTGAAAGAAGCTGCTAAAAAGCCCAACGTACTTAGTTATAGTCCCAACTCAGACACTCATTTAGCATTTCATAAAGCAGAAACTGTTGGTAGGCTTCTTAGAGGTGGCAACCGTTCTGGTAAGAGTGTAGCCGGAGCTGTTGAGGGAATTTGGAGATCTACAGGTAGACATCCATATCAGAAGACTCATGATTTACCTACACGGGGTCGAATTGTTACTGTAGATAGAGATGGTGGAATTAAACAAATTATTTTACCTCTTATTAAACAATGGACACCAGTTAGCGAGCTTAAAAACGGTTCATGGGAAGATTCTTGGTCCAGTAGTGACAAGTTATTTACATTTCGTAACGGTTCAACAATTGATTTAAAGACCCATCAGCAAGAAGTAGAATCATTTGCAGGTGTTCCATTACACTGGTGTTGGTTCGATGAAGAGTGCCCTCAAGCAATCTTTAATGAATGTCGATTACGTCTAATTGACTATAATGGCGTATGGTGGATGACCATGACCCCTGTGGCGGGTCAGGATTGGATTTTTGAAAGATTTATTACAACTTCGAATAAAAATGTATCTATGTTCGAAGTTGATATTAGTGATAATCCTCATTTGAATAAAGAAGCTTTAGCCCTGCTTGACGAAGATCTTGATGAAGATCAGAAACGAATTCGTCGACAGGGTCTTTTTGTACCCAGAGGTGGTTTAGTATTAAAGGAATTTGATTATTTTAAGAACATTATTAAAGGACAGCGTCAACCTCCTAAGAACTGGACGATTTATGTTTCTATCGACCATGGCTATAATGCTCCTTCAGCAATCTTATGGCATGCTGTTTCTCCTAGAAAAGACGTAGTTACTTTTCATGAGATCTATAAAAATAAAACAGTAATTGCTGAGTTTGCTAGAATGATTCATGCTTTTAATAATGAAATCGAGAGAGTTCCTGAGATTTACATGGGTGATCCATCAATGAGTCAGAGAAATGCAATTACAGCTACATCTGCATTACAGGAATATCGACGCCACGGTATACCCTTAATTCAGGCCCCAAAGGACGTAGCTGGTCGTATTAATAAAATGAATGAATATCTTAAATATGAAAAATGGCATATTACACAGGACTGTCCTAACACAATTAAAGAAGCAAGAGGATATTCTTTTAAAGTACATATGTCACCTAAGGTGGCTGATAGGAATAATGCTAGAGAAGAACCTAATAAGAAGAATGATCACGCTATGGATTCGAGTGGCTATTTCTTTAATTATATGCCACATCTTGGTCCAGCTGATAGAATTAAAAAATCTCGAGGTTTTAGTTTAACAGAGACTAATATGGAAGATTTTCCCTGGCAAGTAGATACTTCTCTTATGCTTGACAGGGATGAGCGTGATGTAGGTTGGGGAGAGTGGGAATGAATCTTCACGACCGATTCATGCAGAAATTTGGCAGACCGCCAACGGAGTTTGATACAGACTACTTGGAGATGCTTAATATGAGCAAATATCGAATTTTAGATATTCCTGATAAGAAACAAGCTAAGTGTGCCAACTGTGGTTCTGTGAAGAACGACGGTAGGAAGTACGTTGACTTTGGATTAGAAGTCGACTGGTACGGAATTGTGTATTTATGTAGTCTGTGTATGTTAGACATTGCTAATAACATGGGCCTATTTAATAAAGCTGAAGAGCAGATTGAGCAACTTAGGCACGAGAAAGCATCTTTAATTAACTTACTTTTGGCTCAAGGCGATAGCATCGAGAATAAACTTAATAATCTTATGGGGGAGGTGAGAGAATACTTTGATGCTTTACGTACTATTGATGATGGTAAGTCTCCTGACTCTGACATTGTGGTGGACATTAACGCATCCACCGGAGCAGAAAACGTTACTGAATCAGATCAATCGACTGGAAAAACAGAACAGCGAACTACTGAATCGACTGCAGGCTCCGGACTTAAGAACGTTTCAAGCCTTACAGAACTTCTCAACTCCTAGTTTTCCTAATTCAGAGTATATCCCTCGTGATGATGAATCTGAAGCTAAATATTATAAAGATTTAACTGGTATTGGTGATGTTAATATTATTGATGATACAGAAGTAAAAATGTATTCTATCAAGGACTTTGAACTTGATATGGAGTTGCCGTGACATATCCTGATAACCCAGCGGGTTTAACCAGTGTTGGATTTTTTACTAATGATGATAGACAGTCCAGCGACGCGCGGGAACGTTTAGCTGCGATTGGTAATCAATGGTTTAATGAATGCAAAAGTCAGCGCCAGCGTCAAGAGCGCCAATGGTATCTGAATTTAGCATTCTATTATGGTAATCAGCATGTTCAGTTTAGGCAGACACAAACAGGTGGGTCTTTCGATCTTTACGTTCCGGATGCCCCTAAATGGCGCGTGCGTATTGTTATTAATGAAATTCGTAGAACTGTTCGTAAAGAAATTTCTAGACTTACTGCTCAAAAGCCTAATGCTTTTGTAATTCCAAGTTCTACCGAAGACGCAGATGTTTTTGCTGCCCAAGCTGGTGAACAGATTTGGGACTCTCTGTGGCGGAGGTTGACTTTTAATAAAACTTTAAGACAAGCAATTTTTTGGCAAGCTACATGTGGTAATGGATTCTTAAAATCTTATTGGGATTCAACTAAGGTTGATCCTGGATATCAACCTATTATGGATCCTAATGAACCACCACAGGAGGGTATGGAAGGTTCGCCGGATGCGGAGCCGGATCAACCACCTGGTGATATTTGTATTGAAGTTGTTACTCCTTTCCATATTTTTGTCCCTGATCTCTTCGCTTCTGATATAGAGATGCAGCCGTATGTAATTCATGCACAGGTACGTAATAATTCTTGGATTAAGCAGAATTTTGGATTCGATCCTTCGTCTAACTCGTATGAGAACGTAGATGAAGGTATGCAATCCGCAATGGGTATTAATAGAAATGATGACAAAAAGAATCAAACTACTATTCTTGAGATTTGGGTAAAGCCTGGTTATATTCCTGAATTACCCAAGGGTGGAATGTTCACTCTTGTAGGAAGTAATATTGTTCAGGGATTTGATCATTGGCCTTACGATCATGGACAATATCCTTTTACTAAAATTGATGCAGTTCCTACAGGGAAATTCTATACTTCATCTGTTGTCGAAGATTTAATTCCTATCCAAAAAGAACTCAACCGTTCTCGTGGACAGCTAATCGAAGCTAAAAATAGAATGGCTAAGCCACAGCTTGCTGTTGAAGAAGGTTCTGTAGATCCAAAGAAAATGACTACAGAGCCTGGTCAGGTTATTACATACAAGACGGGTTTTAATCCACCGCAGCCTATTCCTTTACAGGGTATTCCTTCTTACGTTAGTGACGAGATTAGTCGTCTATATACAGATATCTCTGATTTATCTGGACAGCACGAAGTTAGTAATGGCAGCACTCCGCCTGGGGTTACCGCCGCTACCGCAATTAGCTTTTTGCAAGAGCAAGATGAAAGTTTGATTGCTGGCCATTACACTTCTGTTGAAGAGGCAATTGAGAAGGTTGCTTCTCAATGTTTAAATTATGTAAAGATGTATTGGGATGAACCTAGAACAATTAAAGTTGTCGGTATTGAAGGTACCTTCGATGTTCAAACGTTTAAAGGTGCAGATCTTAGAGACAATAATGATATTCGTGTAGAGGCAGGAAGTGCACTTCCTACTTCGCGAGCAGCTAAGCAAGCATTTATTATGGATCTAATGAAGATGGGCTTTATCCCGCCAGATAAAGGCCTTGAAATTCTTGAAATTGGTGGACTTAATCGTTTGTATGAAAGCATTCAAATTGATAAGCGCCAAGCTCAACGTGAGAATTTGAAGATGCGGGTAGTTAAACAAGAGGACATTGTACAACAGGCACAAGCTTGGTATTCAGATCCTAACAATGCTAATAAACTTGATCCTATTTCAAAGATGCCTTTAAGTCCTCCACTTATTGTTCCTGTTAATACATATGATAACCATCAAGTACATATTCAGATTCACAATGATTTCCGTAAGAGTCAGAATTTTGAGGGAATTGATCCAGTAGTTAAAGCATTATTTGAGGAACATGTTAATCAACACCAGGAAGCTTTATCTAATACTATGATGCATCCACTTACAGGAGTAGATGCTTCTAATCCCAATGCACCAGATCCTAATATTGAAGAAGCTTTGGCAGCACAGCAAGGTGCTAATGCACAGC